TTGTACCTGCCGGATAGACTGTTACTTCACAGCCGCGTTCATTTAAAGACTTGGCAATGTTCTTTTTCGCACCAAAGTCCATAAGAGCTACCTTTGGTCCATTGCCTTCTAAGACATATTTTTCATCACATGTTACTTTTGATACCACATCACCAACTGTATAAGCTTTTAGCTTCGGAAGGATCTCGTCTAAATTATAATTCTCATTGGTGGTGATCATTCCATTCATGGTTCCCTTTTCACGAAGAATCTTTGTAAGGGCACGTGTATCAATTCCTGCAATTCCCGGAATATCCTGTTCTTTCAGGAAATCCTGAATTGTTCCTTCACAACGGAAGTTGCTTGGCATTCTGGAAAGTTCTCTTACGATATATCCATCCGGCCATGCCTTCCTTGACTCCATATCCGGTGTGATGCCATAATTTCCAATCAATGGATAGGTCATTACTACGGCCTGTCCCGCATAAGAAGGGTCGGTTAATACCTCCAGATAACCTGTCATTGAAGTATTAAACACTATCTCGCTAATCATGTCTTTTGTCGAACCGATACTGGTTCCGGTAAAGACAGTCCCGTCTTCTAATATAAGAAATGCTTTCATATATTCACCTTTTCCCTTCTGTGTTTCTTTTTCTTTTTTCATGAATCCATACTGCTGTACTTCAGGTACATTTTCTATATTTGGGCAAAAAAAATTCGTTGTTACAAAGAATTTTTCTTAAAAATACAGAATAAAAGGCAGTTTGTGCAAGCACAAAACCGCCTCGTTTTTCATACATCGGTACCAGACAATTTATGTCTTCACAAATTGTAAAAATTATACTACATAATCCAAGGATTTTCAACGGATATTTTTGTTTTTTTATGAATACTGCCAAAATATTACAATCTTGTGTAATCTCGGGTCATCGATGTACTGGTACTTCACCTGCGATAATCCATAGTAATCCGCCAGATTCTGCGCTGCTTTTGCAAGTTCTTTCTGGAAAATGTCATCGTGCGCCTGACTGTAGACGGATGTATCTGCGAATTTAAAAATTGTAGCACTTTTCTTCGCCCAGATAGCCTGGTTCATGGCTTCCAGTACCTTCTTGGCATCATACTTTGTGTAATACATTCCGTTTACCACGTAATAATTGCAATCCATCTTGCTGCACTCTGGCATCTGTGTATCCTTATCCAGAATATGTGTCTGAAATAACTGCGTATCATCACAACACAGATAATCATAGCTGATATTTGCCTTATTACCAGAAGCCTCTGCATCTTGACCTGAATTTTGCTCTGCATCCCGGGATGTATCTTCTCCTTCTTCCTGTTGGAACACCGGATCTCCCCAGGTTGTGTCGACATAATAATAATCGCCGTTACATTTCACCAGATTCCACGCATGGCTTCCGCCTTCCGTCGTCTTTCCCGTCACATAAGTACAGAACACGCCAAGCCGTTCCAACAAATACTGCGTTGCTTTCGAATATCCAGCACATACAGATTTCTGATTGACAAATACGCTGTAGATGTTCTGATTATCCGGCGCGCTCTCATCATACTCTACTTCATCTACGATTTTTTCATATACATAGAGAATTTTGTGATAGTCATCTGCATCGGCATCCAGATCTGCCAGCCACTTCTCTGCCGCCTGCATAATCGCGGTCTGCATCTTCTGGCTTTCTTCTGCTGTGTAAAAATATTTCGGTTTCAGGACGGTATAACTTTCTGTTCCTTTATGAGTCGTAGCCGTTGCTGTCCCGTCACACCAGAAGATGTCCGGCTGATCCTTCATCAGCTTCTGAAAAATCTGATTTGTCTCATCTACATCCGCGTTATGTACATAAATTTCCTCCGTGTGGTTTCTGACACCTTCCAGAATTTCCTGATAGACCTGCCTTTGTTCAGTCGGCAACTGCTGATAATAATATTTCTCCGTGTTCTCTTCTTCCGTTATGGATACTTTCTGATAAGGAATATCTTGTTTTTTATTTGAACCAAATTGTTCAAGTTCCAGGTATCCGCCCCTTTCTGCTGCTGCGGTTCCAAGAAAGAGAATACATGTCAGAATCAGGATGATTAATTTCTTTTTTCTTCTTTTTCTATATATCCGTAAACACCTTCTTTTCATGCTCTGTTCTACGCTCCTGTTTCTGTTATTTTTAAGATGTTCCATACTTTGTGTAACAATCTGTCTCTTTTATTTCCTGTATCTTCACATTTTTCTTATTTTTGCATACTCTGTCAGTAACAGAGTCTTAAAAGAGGTCCTATTTTATGAACGGAACGACTCCAACCACTCAGGATACTCCCGACAAAGGCCGTCTGCAGATTAATCTCGTATCTGACATCTCTGCCTATCCGATTCAGGGGGCTCAGATTTCCATCTTCTACACGGGTGTTCCAGAAGCTCAGTTAGAACAACTTACTACCGACAGTTCCGGGCAGACCGATACGATTGATCTTGCGGCACCACCGTTAGAATACAGCCTGAATCCAGAAAATGAAGTCCAGCCATATTCCGAATATACCATGCAGATCACCGCCGAAGGCTTCGAGTCGGTCAGTATTGCCGGTGCTGAAATTCTCGCCGATGTCACTGCCATTCAGAATGTCAGCATGAAACCAATCGACACTCCCGAAGACGAGGAAACCGTATTCGTCATTCCGGCTCATACATTATATGCCACCTATCCGCCTAAGATTCCCGAAGACGAGATCCAGCCGACCTTCGAATCCGGAGAGATTGTCTTAAGCCGCGTCGTGGTCCCGGAATACATCGTAGTTCATGATGGAAGTCCACGCGACTCCACTGCCAAAAACTATTATGTGAAGTATAAGGATTATATCAAAAATGTAGCTTCCAGTGAAATCTATGCGACCTGGCCGGAGGATACCATCCGGGCAAACGTACTGGCAATCATGTCTTTTACTCTGAACCGGGTATATACAGAATTTTACCGGAACCGCGGATATGATTTTACGATCACTTCTTCAACCGCATTTGATCACAAATGGATTCCGGAACGGAATATCTATGATACGATCTCTGTGATAGTGGATGAATTGTTTGCCGATTATCTTTCCAGACCAAATGTCAAGCAGCCGATACTGACGCAGTATTGTGACGGACGGCAGGTACAATGTCCGAATTGGTTGACCTTTTTGCTATAACCTATAAAGTGGATTTTTACCTATTTATAATGCTATTCTACGTATATTTTACCACCATATCGTGTAGCAATCCAGCCAGATGAACACCGCTGATTTTCTTCACTGATACCATATAATAGTAAAAGCGAAGACCTTTTGTCTCCGCTTTCCATACAACATCTAGTTAGGTGTTGATCTTCTATGTCCACCAACCCTTGTACCATCGCTTCTTGTATATGGTTTTACAACCACAATCTTTTTATCCTGTTTTCCTCTTACGCTTGTTTTTGTTTTCGCCATTATAATATTCTCCTTTTCTAAAACAGGCAGAATATCGGTCAGCTTATAAACTGCTAATAGTAGTAACTCTTTAATAATATACATGCTTCGTTGATTCCGGTTCTGGTCCTGGACCGATCCAGATAGGAAAACCACGTTTTCCATAATCACGTGCATATATTACTGTGCCATCAGGTAATTTTCTTGATGCTCTAATTATATACATAAGACTCTCTCCTTTCGCAATTTCACTTGCCAAAAGGAACTGTACCGTGCTATACTTAACTTGTCTAAGGAAAAATATAGCTGACCGAAGCAACTGATACAGTTTCTTTCGGTAAGTGCCAAGCGTCTTATGCGCTTGGTTTTTTCTATGTATAAAGCTCTTTGAGCTCGACACATCATTTATGATATTCATTATATTGAATTGTAGCTGCTTGTCTAGACATTCCACAATTTTCCATGATCTCCTTAATCCCCATATTTTTAACGAGATCATACGGTGCCATAAGTTCGCCCGCAAATGTATTTGCCTGCCATTCAGGTTGACAATATCTCGGAACTTTTCCTCTTGGATAAGACATCGTTTCAGGTCGATGCATAAGGTAATGTCCCAATTCATGACACAATGTAAATCTATCTCTAGGAACTCCTCGCACCGCCCGTTCATAAACATCTTTTCGTATCTTCATGACGTTGGTTCTTGTATTAGTATTTCCATACATATCTTCCATTTCCCACGGTTCTACTATTTCATAATTAAAATCGGGGTTGTCAGGATCCCCTAACACAAGCTCAATAAATTCTACTATTGGAAAGTATGTACATTCAGCATATCCACTGATCTTTCTTACATACTTTGTGAGTTCACGTATCTTTGCTCTTGACAGACCTGTAGCTGCTACATTCAAAAAGTATTCCTCCTATTCATCTAAGAATTGTTTTAATTTTTTGTGATCCAAAGAATCTAATTTTCGTGCAAACGACCACATGAAAGCCTTATTTTCATCCGAAAAACCACTAATATCAATACTTTTTCTGTTTTCCGCTTCAAATAATGCTGCATCCAGTTCCTCTATATCATCTTTTTCTAAATTATAAAATGATATTATCTTCTGGCGCCAATCAGCTGGCGGCTTTCCTTTTCCATTTTCCACTTTAGATAAGAATGCGGAAGAGACGCCTAACTTTTCAGCCATGTCGTATAATAATTCACGATTTTCAAGTCTCAACTTTCTGCAAAATACACCAAATCTGCTTAATTTGCTGTTTCCCATACTACTCGCCCTTTCCAATCTTGATTTCATTAACCATATTTCGTTTTTAATTTTAACCATTTTAAGTTAATTTGTCAACCTAAAATTGGAAATTTCATCACATCCACCAAGACTTTATTTCGGTGGATGTGATTTTTTCTATTCTAGTATTTCGCAATATATTTCCACGAAAACTCTACATCCTCAGTAAGATTCTCCACGTCTTCTGACCAACAATTCCATCCTGTACCAGTCCATGAACTTTCTGCAATGCTTTCACTGCATTCTCTGTTCCAGCGCCAAAGATTCCATCTACTTTGCCACAGTTAAATCCAAGACTGTTCAGCCTCTCCTGAATCAGTCTTGTGATATTTCCTCTTGCTCCTCTTCTGCAGGTCGGGCAACCGGCAAGAGTATTCTTCCCTGGAATGCCATCAACAACCTGCTTGGAAAATCCCTGAGCATTGCATTCTTTCTGCAGTCTGCGTACCCAGTCATTTCCAGAAGGCGTTGCCGGTTTTGCTGCAGAACTTGTTGCTGTGGTGGAATTAACTGGTACACTTGCTGCAGCTGCTCCTGCGATCTGATTGAACGGGAAGTTCTTTCCTGGACAACTGGTTGAGCATACATCTCTGTGTGCCTGCACCTTGCTGATACCGTATTTATTTTTCAAGTACGCTACTAATTCCTTTCCGGCATTGATCTGTGCCTGTGGCATGGTTTCTGTCATATATGCCCCCTCGAAGCAGATTCCAATGCTGTTAGAGTTGGCTCCCTGCGCATGCGCTCCTACTTTATTCTCCGGCCGGAGTCTGTAGATGGATCCATCTTTTCTTATCAGAAAATGATATCCAGCACCCGCCCATCCGTTATTTAAGTGCCAGCGGTGGATATCTTCTGCTGTACACTTACTTGCTTCTGCGTGGTGCAGGATGATCCTTTTTGTTGCTGATCTGTTTGTCATGTTGTTTTTGAATTTAAGATTTGTTTCGATGATATTCATAGTAATCTCCTTCCTGTGCGACGTCGCACATAAATAATAAGAGGACGATTATTCGCCCTCTGTATCCTCTTCTGTATCTTTATCTCTTAACTGTATTAATACATCTTTCAGCTTGTCCGGAATTGGTACGAATACTGCTGCATTTTCCAATAAACTCAATGCCTCATTGCAAATATAGAACATGATTACAACTTCTCTTAACGGGATTGTATTCCCGATTAATTCTTGGATGGAAAAAGACACGGCAATTACAATAAACATTACAATCTTTTTCAGCAGTCCCTTGAATCCGGTTTCCGATGACAGCTTTTTCGTATAAATACCTTTGATCACTCCTGTTATGTAATCCACCACTGCCAGGAACACGATTGTCTTTAAAAGCACGTCCCATCCACCAAGCCAGTATGACAGGACGCCTCCGATCAGACCGAACACTACACTGATCCAATTAAAAATTTTATCCATTTTCTTCATATACCTCACTCTTTCTTAATTTTGCGTATAAAAATAAGACCTTACGGTCTTGCTCTGATTTCCATGTATTCACCTCTTTGCATAGAAAAAGAGAGGTGTTAACCTCTCTTGTCTTTCTTTTTCTTCTTTTCTTCAAGCAACGGATTTATAATAAAAATTCTCGTTGCACCCAACATTGCTATTATACAAACTACAACAAATACATTTATTTTCACTATTCCCAAAAACACATCATACATATTTTTTGTTGTAAGTTCAAATGTAATATTAGCATTAACTGTGATTAAAGCAAATATTGCAACAAATACAGCAATAATCGATATTATATTTGCATACAAACCATTAATATTTTTACTTACTTCATCGTACTTTTCTTCTAAATCGTCATATATATCTTTTGCGTTTGTAGTTTCTTTAGTTACTACTTTATGCATATGTTTTATATCTTCATTTGTCGTATCTTCCTCTATAGAATAATATGTTTTCCCACTATTTTTTGCCTTGAACGAATATACTACTTTCTTATCGATTAAATCATCGAGACAAATCCGACAGGTAGCTTCTGTTATACCCACCTCCCTAGAAATAGTTGTCAATGTCATTGCCGGCCACATCTCTAACAGATGTCAAATTTCTTTACTTATATCCCTGCTCATTTTTATACTCACTCTCCTTCCACATCCATTATAGTGTCCTTAATGTTCCTTCTGTAATCCCCGCAATCACAGTGCTAGCCACCTGACTAAATATGTCAATCAACATAGGGAGCCCCTTATCGCGAGCAATTTCCTTCGTTTTATTCCAAACTGTATCATTTCTAAATTTTTCAAGCGTATCATATCCTTCGTTTGTCAAATTTCCAATACTAAGCATAGTCGAACCAGTAACATATTGTTTTGCATTAATATTTCGGATTAACCCTGCCTCCTTCATTAATAATAAATGTTCCGCTATAACCTTATCATCATAACCATCTATTCTAATTTTTGAGAAATTTATTGAGCCGGCACCGGGTTCATATACTTCTTCAACCTTAATTAGCAAATTTCTAATCAAATCCATATCTCTTTTCACGAAAAGCTCCTCCTTGTCCATATAATATTTTTCTATCATTATAAGGCATTGATAAGCTTTTTGCAATTATATGCAAATATTCATTTCTAATCGATTATCTTGCATATAGTCTCGTGATACCTCCGTTGTTATATATCTTGATCTTGTTGCTACCAAGATAAGATATACCGCCGTTGTATGTACTGGAGTAAAATGCCTGATGTGTTCCGGATCCGTGATCGATGCCGGAATGACTCGTTAATACACTTGCTGGTACAATTGTGCTTCCAAGTTCTCTATAATAGTTTCCGTTCGTACTACTTGCCAAGCCACAGGTTATCAGGAACTCGGAATATTGCGATACGTCTACGGTGATTGTGGAGTTGCCTACAGTTGCCTGGTTTTTTAATCGTGTCCAAGCTTTATTTGCCTTGTTACTTACCTTTGTAAATAAAGCGGTCATACTCTCGCCGTTCACATACGTATCCATATCATTAACTACTACGGACGGTACAGATGCTGAACCACTTTCATGTGATGCCTTCGTTGAAATTCTAGTAGATGCATTTCTAAGATACATTTCCTCACTATCCACACCTATTTCCAGATTACATATAAATACTTTTGCGCAATCGACACCCTCTCCTAATCGAATCTCGTCACCTTTGAAGGATGCAAGTTCTTCAGTCCCCTTCCTAACTTGTACACTGGTTCCATCTATAAACACATTGAATCCAGCAGCATTACCGATAGTAGCTGTTGGCGCATATACTGGTTCTGATGCTACTCTCCAGTTTGCTCCGTCATACGTGAAGGTTACGGTTGCTCCGTCGGTCCAATATACATCCCGGACACCTTGGATATACATTGCTTTTGTACCTGTACCAGCAATATTAAGTGTTGGACTGGATACAGTGTTTGCGTAAGTAAATTTAACAGCTACTGTTGCTCCGGCTTTGAGAGATAATGTTCCAGCCGCCAAACTTGCAACTTTCGCTACAGTTCCGGCTGCGGTATCGCATGTCGCATAGAGCATTTGTCCGTCTTTACCAGCTGCCCCTGTCTGCCCTTGAGGACCAGTTGGTCCCTGTGGTCCTTGAGGTCCTGTATCACCTTTTGCTCCCTGTGGTCCTTGAGGTCCTGTTGCTCCGGTGGCACCTGTCTCTCCTGTTGGACCGGGGATACCCTGTTCACCTTTCTCACCTTGTAACCCCTGCAAGCCTTGTGATCCTTGTTCACCTTGTGGGCCCTGGGGACCTTGAAATTTACTCCACCGATACTTTGTCGGATCTTCAGAATCAGCTTTTTCAAAATCTGCATACTGTCCCATATATGTTTTCCCGACAGTATCTGTTGTCGAAAATCCAGTTTTTCCATCCGCACTGGTCGCATAAGCAAAATGCACATAACTCGTCTCGCCGTTCTCTCCATTTTTCCCTGGAATTCCATCTGCACCATCTTCGCCGTTGTCGCCTTGGAATTTTCCCCACGTATATTTCGATGGATCTGTACTGTCATCCAGTTCATAATCTGCATAAGTTCCAATATATTTGTTTGGTGTTTCCGTCATGTCACTGTATGATGTCGGGTTCGGTACCGCCGAATATTTCATATGGAAATATGTTGTTTTACCATCTTTACCCGCTGTTCCCGGAATGCCCTGCTCACCTTTTATCTTTACCCATGTGTACTGCGTCGGATCGGAAAGATCAGCTTCTTTCGCAAGCCGGTTCGTAGCGATTCCGAGATAATCTTTTCCGTAAGCATTGGCCGAAATTCCCGTTCCATTTTCATCATCTGCAAAGGCTGTCCATGTATAAAAATTACGATTCTTAGCGATCTTCTCAAATCGCTCTGCCAACTCCATAACTTTTGCATCAATACCGCTTCCCTGTCTTACATAATCCCCTAGCTCTGCTTCTTTTGTATCGTTCGATTCTGACATCTCTAATTTCAACAGTCTTGCAGTAAGATATATATTATCGTCATCATCAACAAGGGATACCGTGTCACCTACCTTCACCCCATCTGGAAGATATAACAACTCTACCTCATAGGTAACAGCTTCATCACAGATCTTCTTAAGACTGGATACGGCTCGATTGCACAATTCAGATTTCGATGTCGTATCGTATGTAAAGGATTTTACGATATGTCCAACATCATTCTTATTCTTTTCTGTCTTAATCTGATACCGACTCCACTTTTCCAGTGCTTTCCGGGATTTCACATAGGATCCTTCTACATAAAAATCTCCGTCATCATACTTATAACCATTTAATGTAATCGGTTTTTCTGATCCTTCCGGTGTTCCGCCGGTACAGCGGTATGCTGTTGCAAGATCTGCGATAGAAGTCTTGATTCGAAATCCGCTAACCTCTTTGCCAACAGTCAAGGTAACACCCGAATCATTCCCCCTATTCTTATACACATTTATGTATTTTTCGGTCACAGTCATATTCTCGACTTTGAAGCCAAATCCAATCTCAGCGTTGTCAAACTGTGTAGCTACACTCAGTAATCTCTTTGTCGCTGTGTCTTCACCGTCCCAGGACAACTTTCTTGTAAGATTACTTACCTCATTGATTCCGATTTCAAATCCGGAATCATACGCAAATTTATTAATGTAATAGGCAATGTTATAAGCTTTATCTGCAGCGTACGCTCCGGCCACCTCATTCAACAGATCCAGTCCCGCATCTTCAGCATAGATGGATGCATCCTTTTGAATCGGATCTATCGTCGAATCAATAATCGTATATACTTCCACTTCACTGTTGTCTGCACCCTGTTTTAGGATGAAATTTCCGACTGCAGCAAGCTTCTTCACATCAACTTCCTGTTCTTCGTCCTCATCCGGATTTACAAAATTGTAATCCAAATTGCATTCAAAGATTGCCGCACCTTCGGATATTTCTTCTGTCTTTTTATCATTTGTAATCATTAGTCCCTTCGGCAGTCCGGTAGATGCTGATCCAAGAATGTTCATTGCCCTGTCAGCAAAATATATGATCACAAGAACACCTCCCTGTACTTCATTTTAAACGTCGGTTTCTTCGCCCAGCTGGAGCACAAGCATTGAACCTGATTAACTCCCGGCTTCAAGCAAAATGTTTCCCAGTCATTCCCAAGAGCTCCCAGATCCGGCTTTGGCAGACCATTCATCCGAATTGATCCATCTGAACAATTTGCAATCAAACTGCAGTCCTGCGCAAATTTATTCGGTACATCTCTCCATTTTTCTACATGTAACTTCTGAAAATAAAAAGCATTGATCCCGTTGTATGTAAGATACTTATTCCCTGATCTTGTTCCTCTCTGCTTAATCGCAATCTGAATCTTGGCACATTTCATATCCGCTATTTCCGGAATATTGAAGCTCGGATAACTGCCATTATAGAAAAATGTAAGTTTACTGCCTTCTTTTCTAAGATCACAATGTCCCCAGTTCCAGTACCACGGATTTTGCTTCCGCAGATGACTTGTCATATAAGTGTACGTTTTCAGCACACGTCCCGCCTGCTGATCGGTACTCTTCTTGTTCGGATTGTAGCAGACTAGATCATAATGTCCTGTATTTCCGCTCATATCCGATTTATACCAGTTCACACCGGCAATAAGCTTATCGTCCGCTGTCAGGTAGTTAATACACATTTCTCCGGTCTGTCCCATCAATCCAGCATAAAACAGGATATGGAAATAAGAATAAAAGTTCTGACACCCTTCCTGATCACCGGTTGAGTCCGCCGGAAGAATGATGGTTCTGAGTCCACCGTTTGCGCGGCCAACCTGTTGCCCTGCAGACTTCAAAGAGAGGAACTTGGTATTAAACCATGTTGATGTTCCGAGGGATCCTTTTGCTCCGTAGAAAGGATGCATAAAATCCGTTCCAGATGTATCATCCGGTGCATTGAAAAAGTCCTGAAGCGTAGCCAATGTCTCATTTTCTTTGTACGTCTCCCCATCTTCCTCTTCGATGTTTCCGAACTGTAAAATATGTTTATCCTGATCAACGAATCCGACAAATCCATTCTCTCCATTTTCCATCACTGCTTCGAACGTTGGATGTGCTTTATACGTTCCTTTATAATCAACAACAAATGTTGTCCCGTCATCTGCAGTTGGCGCAACCTCGTACTCTTCTACGGAATATTTAAATGGATCTGAGCAATAGAACTCAATTTCTGCAGTGATCGCATTCCTGCCATGCGGCACATCGCCGGCATTCACCTTCGTTCCAACATAATACTTATCCGGTTCGTCCAAGAAGATCAGCTTCGCTTCTGCCACATCAAGTAATGAATTCAATTTGTTATAAGCATTCCGGAATTCCGCATTACTCTTAGCGATCAGCTGATACCCGACAGTGATCGTTCTCGGCTTATACCGTTTTCTTCGATATCTGGATCCATCCATAATCTCCGTATCCAAATCTGTAATTTCTGTTTCGATCATCTCCCGGCCGGACACATATAGTGTCCGATATCCGGGGATTACATTTTCAAAATAGACTCCGTTAAAATTGAGAGCTTCGGAGGGCAGTATCTGCTCTTCCTGTCTCTCTGTAGTGTCTACAAATTTATACATATCTGCCCTCCTTATCTCATGCCTTTCTTTCGAAGATCTCTTTTCTGCTGCTGTTCAATTTCTTCTTTGGTGTATTTCGCCGTTGCCTTTGCCACCTGCCGGCCATCTACTTCGACAGGGATGTAAATGGTATAAGTTTCATTTCTGGTGTATTCATAATCATCATTCAAATCATCGATACTTGTTCGAATATTCATGCCAATATCCGGTATTGTTGCCAGCTCTGGTATTTGAACCAGCTGCGCTGCAGCTTTTCTTGCGAGTTTAACTTTTCCTAATATTGCATTAACCCATCCAATGCCAAAATAACTACCTAATTTGTCAGACACCCTTGACGGACTGTGAATCTGCGCCTTCGCCCTAATTGCCGCCTCTGCTGCAGCTGCCAACTGCGCTGCGACAGATCTTACACGTCCGACCTGACTCGCCATACCATTTGCAAGACCAGCGCCTATATACACACCACAGCTGTATGAACCGGATCCGGCTGATCGCATTGCCACTACCGTGGATGCAGACATGGATCTTGCTGTGGATACTGCCCGGTTCATTCCATTGCGGACTCCGTTATTGAAGTTGTTTCCAACAGCATTCCCGGAGCTCCTTGCTTTTCCTTCTGCGTTTGAAAATTGTCTTACCAATGTATTAACTGCCGACTTTGCTCTACTTCCCAACGCATCCAATCCGGAATTTACCACATTTACACTGGCTCGCATACTCGTGAGCGAGCTTTGGGCGCTTTTGGCATTGCCGGCAATTGATTTCATACTTGAATTAACAGACTTTAATGCTACCACCATCGCAAGCGTGCCAGCTGCGCCACCAGCCATAGCAGCTCCAAATGCAACCACCGCAACAGCTGATGCGCCCATTCCGGCTGCAAGACCTAAGGATAATGCTGTTAAGGCTGTCAGTGCTCCTACTGTTGCTAAAGTTCCGGATGATACAGCAGGGAATGCAGCTCCCATCAATAGAAGTCCTGCCCCAGCTACCGTAAGACCGGCGCCAAGGGCCAGTGTTCCCGCTGCCAGAAGTAACACACCCGCTGCCGCAATCAGGACAGCTGCGCCAACTAATG